CGCGACGGACCGGTTGGCCGACACGTTGATCGGGTCGGCCAACCGGTCCGTCGCGATCGTCGAGAAGGGCCCCACCACCTACGACTCGGTGTTCAGTCAGCAGGGCGACGGCGTGTCCTTCACGGTCACCGTGCTCGTGGACAAGTCATCCCCACGGGCAGCCCGGGACAAGCTGGACGCCTTCTGTGACCCGTCGCCGAACTCGGCCACCTCGATCCGGATGGCGGTCAACGGCAGCCTCGCCGGTGTTGTCGCGTTCGCCACCGTCACCGAGGACACCGCCTACCGCGAGTACGAGGTGCCCCCGGGAACCGAGGCGAAGTACCTGGGGTGCGAGTTCACCGTGGTCGTGGCGACGTGAGGTGGCTGGCCTGCGCGCCGGGCCCCGGATTCTCTGTCCTGGACGTCCATGCCGGCTACGTTGAGGCGCTCCGTGCCGCCGGGCAGCAGGTCGTCGACTACCCGCTCGGCGATGCGCTCACCTTCTACGACAGCGTCCTGCTCCAGGCCGGCAGCCATGTTTTCCGCAAGGCGCTGTCGGGGCAGCAGGCCACCGAGCTGGCCGCCGGCCGGCTCGCCGGCGCGCTGTACCGGGTCCGCCCCGACGTCCTGCTCATCACCAGTGGTTTCTTCGTCGACACGGACCTGCTCAAACTCGCGCGCCGCGACGGGGTGCGGGTCGTCGCGATCCTGACGGAGCAGCCCTACGAGCACACCCGCGAGCTGGAACTGGCCAGCCACTGCGACCTCGTGTTGCTGACCGACCCGATCAACATCGAGGATTTTCAGCGGGTCGGCCGCGCCGCGCATGCCGGGCACTGCTACCGCCCCACCCTCCACTCCCCGGGCCCGGTGGACCCGGCGCTGGCCTGTGACCTCGCGTTCGTCGGCACCGGATACGCCAGCCGGATCGGCTTCTTCGAGCGGATGAACCTCGCCGGCCTGGACGTGCTTCTCGCCGGGAACTGGCAGCAACTCAGCACCGACTCGCCACTGCACCGGTTCGTCGCGACCGGCCCGGCGGACTGTCTCGACAACGCCGCGACGGTCGAGGTCTACCGGTCGATGCGGGTCGGGATCAACCTGTACCGCCGCGAGGCCGAGGACGGTGCGACGCGGGGCTGGTCGATCGGGCCGCGCGAGGTGGAGATGGCCGCCATCGGCGCTTTCTTCCTGCGCGACCCGAGACCCGAGGGCGATGAGCTGCTGCCGATGCTGCCGACGTTCACCTGCCCGGAGCAGGCCGCCGAGCAGCTGCGGTGGTGGCTTGCCCACGACGACCAGCGGCAGGCCGCCGCACTCAAGGCCCGCGAGGCCGTCGCTGATCGAACGTTCGACAACGCTGCCGCGCGTCTGCTGCGGCTCTTGGATGAGGAGTAGCCGTGGGACGCATTGCCGGCCGCAACGCCGTGATCTACCTGGGTGCCACCACCTCGGCGGCGGCCAGCCCGATCACGTTCCAGAACACCTGGTCGATGAACTTCACGTCCGACAAGATCGACGTGACGGCGTTCGGTGAGACGACAAAGACGTATGTGGCCGGCATCGCCGACGCGCAGGGCGAGTTCGCCGGCTTCTACGACGACTCCACGCCGCAGACCTACACCGCGGCCATCGACGGGCTGAGCCGCAGGTTCTACCTCTACCCGAGCAGCCTGAACACCGCGCAGTACTTCTTCGGCACCGTGTTCGCCGACATGTCGATCAACGCCGCCGTCGCGGGGGCGACCGAGGTCAGCGCCAGCTGGAACGCGGCCAGCAGCATCGCCAAGGTCGGTTAGTGGCCAGCATCCGGTTCCGTGGCCGGGAGGATCTGCCCCGGGTCGCTGCGGCGCTGGACCACGCCCCGAACAACCTGCGCCGCGAACTTGTCGTCGCACTCAAGGCCGCTGCCCGACCAGCGGTCCGCGACCTCAAGGCCGCTATCCGGGCCGCCGACGTGGCCGGTCGCCGCACCGGTCGGGGTCGGCCGTTCCGCGCCGCGATCCCGTCCCGTGGCCTTCGGGCGCCGATGGCCCGGGCGGTCGACTCGCAGGTGTCCACTCTGTCCTCCGGTGCGCGGGTCGATATCGTCCTCAAGGAGGAACGGGTACCGCCGCGGATCCGGCGGGTCGTGAAGTTCGTGGTCGGCGACGCCCACCGCTGGCGCCACCCGATCATGGGCCGGCGTCGGGCCTGGGCGAGCCAGAACGCCCCGAACGTGTGGTGGAAGACCCTGAGGCCGCACATCCCGGACTTCAACCGCGAGGTCGCGCGGGCTGTCCAGCGCACCGAGGAGCAGCTGCGGCGGGAGGCGGGCTGAGATGCCGCGCATCCGCATGAGCGACGCCGACCGCGAACGCTACGGCGGCCCGGAATGGGTGGAGATCTCACTGGTCGAACTGATCGACGAGGAGACCGGGCTGATCGAGCAGGTGGAGAACGCGTGGGGGATGAGCCCGCCGGAGCTTCTGCGTCACCTGTTCCGCCAGTCCACCCAGGCGTTGCGGGCGGTGGTGTGGATCGCCCGGCGCAAGGCCGGCTGTGTCGATCCCGTCGCCACGTTCAAACCCAAGGTCCAGGCGTGGTCCGGAATCACCTGGGAACCACTGCCCGCCGAGGTCGCCGCCGCCGAGGAAGCCACCGCCGAATGGGGTGATGCCGACCCCCCGGCCAACCGGGCAGAGCGACGCAAGAAGCCTGGTCGCCGCCCGGCAAAGTCAAAGACCTCATCGACAAGCACTGGATCGACTTCATCCGGATCCTGAGCGCCCAACCCGACCAGGTGCGCCGCTGGCCCTACCGGCACTTCCTTCAGGCCGTCACCTACGTGGACGCATACAAAGCGGCGGCGGCCGAACGGGGGTGACCCCGTGGTGCAACTCCGGGTCGATGTCGCCGCCGCCGACGCGCGGCGCGAATTCAACCAGGCGTCCCGTTCCGTGCGGGACATGGCCGGCGCGTTGGATGTCGCGCAGCGGCAGGCTGACCAGCTCGGCGACGAACTGACCGTCGCTTCGGCCCGGGCGGCACAGGCGACCCGGGAGTTCGACGCCGCGTCGAATGCCGCCGATGACGCGGCCGACGAGATGCGCCGGCTCCGCGGCCAGGTCGACGCATTGGGCAACGCCGCACCGCAGGCCCTCGTCGACCAGCTCCGCCAGGCCGAAGACCACCTCCGCGACATGGAGCGCGAGGAGCAGCGCCTCCGCGAGGCGATGGAGGACGCCACCCACGAACAGAACCGGCTGAACCGGGCGTTCACGGATGGCGGGGACCGGGTCCAGCACATCACCCGCCAACTCGCCGAGGCCCGCCGGGAGGCGGACCGGTTGCGGGTCGCGATGGACCGGGCGAACCGGCAGGCGAACAACCCGCTGCGCGGCGCCCAGCGGGGGCTGCTCGGGTTCCGGCAGCAGATCAACAATGTGCTGTCCGGGCAGGGTGGGCTCGGTGCGGCGATCTCGCAGGCGTGGGCCAACGTGCCCGTCGAGGCGAAGGCCGCGATCGTCGGCGCCGGACTGGCGATGGCCACACTCCTGGCCTCCGCGGTCGGTGCCGCCCTGAACGCGTTGCTGCTGGCCGCGATCGGTGGCGCGGTCCTGGCCGGGGTGGTGGCGCTGGCGGCGAAGTCGTCGAACGTGGTGCAGGCCGCGTTCGCGGACGTGTTCCAGCCGATCGGCAAGCAGATCACCTCCCTCGCCCAGGGGGCGGAGGGACCACTGGTCGCCTCCGCCCGGGTGTTCGGTGCCGCGTGGACGCAGGTGTCCGAGGACGTGCGCGGCGCGATCGCCGACATCCTCCCCGTGATCAAACCTCTCGCCGAGGGGATCGCCGGGCTCGGTGTGAACGCGATGCCCGGCTTCCGCGACGCGGTAAAGGCGTCCGTGCCGGTACTGAAGGAACTGGCCCGCGATTTGCCCCTGATCGGCGAGGCGGCCTCGGAGATGTTCGCCAGCTTCGCCCGCGGTGGGGACGGGGCGGTCAAGGGGATGCGCGCCGTGGCGACCGTCGTCGGCGGCACCCTGATCATCATCGGTGATGTGGTCGAGGCGTTGAGCAAGCGCTTCGACCAGTTCACGAACAACCTGGAGACCGTGACCGTCGGGCTGTCGAAGATCCCCGGCATCGGCAAGGCCTTCGAGGGTGCGGCGGACTTCTGGCAGAACTTCAACAACGGCGCCGACGGCGCCGTCATCTCCCTCACCGCCACGGGGGAAGCTGCGGACGATGCGGCGCTGGGCATGGGTCGGCAGGCTGAGGCCACCTCCGCCGCCGCCCGGGCCGCCCAGCAGTTGAGCCGCAACCTCGACGACCTGATCAACACCGAACTCGGCGCTAAGGAAGCCTCGATCAACTTCGAGGCGGCCCTGGATGCGATCACCGAATCCGCGAAGGAGAACGGCCGCAGCCTCGACATCACCAACGCCAAGGGGCGCGCCAACGCTGAGACGCTCCTGTCGGGCGTGCGCGCCGCGGAGGCGAAGCGGCTGGCGGACATCGCCCTGGCCGGCGGCGAGAACGCGTCCGCCGCCGCGATCGATAGGGCGAACGCCGCCTACCAGGCCCAGGTCGAGCAGATCAGGGCCACGGCGCGAGCGGCCGGATTCACCGAGGCCGAGATCAACAACCTGATCGGCACCCTGAACCGGATCCCGAAGAGCGTCCGCACGACCTTCACCCTCGAATACCGGACCGTCGGCAGCATCCCCAAGGACCAGCGTGTCGGTGCGGGTGTCATCAAGGGCTACGCCGTAGGCGGTAGCCCGCCACCGGGTTGGGCATGGGTGGGTGAACACGGGCCGGAGCTGGTCAAGTTCGCGGGCGGGGAAACAGTTCTGAACGCGATGAAGTCGGCACAGCTCATGGGCGCAAGCAGCGGGGCGACGGCCTCCCGTCCCGCCTCCACCGGCGGCGCCACCGCCTCACCGGTCATGAACAACTACCTCACCGTCAACGCGCCGGTCGGCTCCACGGCGGCGGACACCGGCAAGGCCGTCATCGAGGCGATCAAGGCCTACGAGCGGACCTCCGGGTCGGGCTGGCGACGGTAGGGAGCCGCAGTGTCGGTCACCTGGTACGACGGGGTCACCTTCACGGTCGAGGTGGCGCTGTCCGCGGCCACCTCGACGTATGGGCTGTGGGACGCCGGGATCTGGGACACCAGCACCTGGGGACCGGACATCGTCTGGACCGACGTGTCGGCCTACGTGCGCAGGGTCGGCACCGACCGGGCGTTCGGGCGCGGCACCAAGGGCGCCGGCGGCCTTCAGGTATGGCAGTCCGGTACCGCTTCGGTCGTCCTGAACAACCGGGACGGCCGGTTCAGCCCCGCCAACATGAGCAGCCCCTACGTCTCCGGTGGCATCACCCAGATCCGGCCACTACGGCCGATCCGGATCACCGCCGCCTACGCCGGCGTCACGTATCCGATCTACCGCGGGTACGTGCTGGACTGGCTGGAGTCCTGGTCGGGTGGGGCGACCGGCAAGGGCGACGCCGTCTCCACCCTGCCGTGCGCGGACGAGTTCAGTGCGCTCGGAGCGGTGGACGGCATGGCGGTCACTCCCACGGGGGCGGGCGAGTTGGCCGGCGCTCGCGTGCACCGCTGGCTCGACGCGGCCGGCCATACCGGCGTCCGGGACATCGACGTCGGTGTCACCACGCTCCAGGCCACCGACCTGTCGGACGACACCCTCCAGGGCCTGGAGGAAACGGTCAAGGCCGAGGGTGGGGCGCTGTACGTCGCCGCCGACGGCGCGGTCACCTTCGACCAGCAGACGGCCCTGATCGACAACAGCCGCTCAATCACCTCGCAGGCGACGTTCGCCGACGACGGCACCGGTCTGCCGTACACCGACATCGAGGTGGCCTACTCCGCCGATCTGGTCGTCAACTACGCGAGCTACACCCGCACCGGCGGAACCGCTCAGAACGTCTTCGACGCCACATCACGCGCGCTTTACGAGGACCGGCGGAGCACCGAGACGGACCTGATCTGCGAAACCGATGCGCAGGCCCTGGCCCTGGCCCAGTGGGTGGTCCAGCAGTACAAGGACCCCGAGTACCGGGTGACAAAGCTGGAGATCAAGCCCCGCAAGATCCCCGCGACGCTGTTCCCGCAGGCGCTCGGGCGCCTGGTCCGGGATCAGATCACCGTGGTCCGGACCCCGCCCGGCGGGTTCTCCATCACCCGCGCCTGCCATATCGCCGGGGTTGCGCACGACATCACCCCGGACGACTGGACCACCACCTGGCAGCTATGGTCCGCCACCGCATACGTCGCCTTCGCCGGTAGCCGCTGGGACACCGGACTCTTCGACTCCGCGCTCTGGTTCTTCTGACCGAGGAGGCCCGTGGACGACGTCCCGCTGCCCGAGGTGACCGTGGTCGTGCACCCGATCGACACGGACGTGCATCCGAGCTACCCGGACGGGTGGCGGTGGGCGGTACAGGTCGGCGGTGGCCGGCCGGACAACCTCGACCGGTGCGCAGGCGCCGGGCACTGCACCACCGAGTCCGAGGCGTCCGTGATGGGCGAACTGGCCGGCTCCACCGCGACGAAGGCGCTGCGGC